GGTGAGACTGAAAGGCTATTTGTAGGGGTTTCTGGTGCGTTTTGCGTGGTCATTGGTATTGGTGTTGGTTTCTTAATTGGTGAAGGATTCACAAGATACCCACCGGGAATCTCCTGCTGTTGGTTCCTGCGATAGTGAAAGCAATCCTGTATTGCCTTGTGTTTCTAATAGGTAAAGCGATTCTCCTGCGGGGATCGTCACCTTGTAGGGTTCGATCCTATCTGGGTAGAATGTTATATCAGATAAAAGCGTGACTTTTTTCATATGTTTTAAGTGTTATTTCAATCCATCAAATAAATTCTTTCCCAAGGAGAAACCAAGGTGGAATCATTCTTAATTCGTGCCTTCAATTTTTGAATAATTCTGGTGGCCTTTGCTTGTGTTGTATCGTAATAGTCAAAAATCCTTTGACGGATTTTCCTAATCGTTTGGGTTGCATTCATAGGTTTTAAGTGTTGGTGTTAGTGTTAAAACATTGGTTTCACGATTTCGCATTCAGAGAACATGGCGGGGAAGCATTTTAAGCGATATTCTGCTGTTTCTTTTGTATATCCAAAGACCTGCATGGGGCAGTCTGTCCAATCTCGTGCGTCACCATAACATGACCCGCGATAATAAAGGCCGTCCTTGTTCTGAATTGCATATTCCTTCTTCATTAGTTTCTCCTTTAGGTGTTGGTTTCTTTTAGTTTCTTTTCCTGGGTTGCTTTTCTTTGCAAGGTAGAGATTTTACAAATCGGATTGCTCCTGCGTAATTTCCACAGATTGCGACACAGCTTTTTCCATGCTCATAGATAAAGTCGAATCCTCCCTTCTCTGTTTTTATATGGTAGCGATACCCTCTATTTTCAAGTTCTGCTTGAAGGGTTGCAAGTTGGTCGAGTGGATGGTGTTTCATGGGTTTCAGTTTTTGGCTTGGTGAATGATTATGGCCGCTAATACGGCTATAAAGGCGCACAGAATGACCACACGGATCACAAGGGCAGACTTCAGCCGTTCAGTCTCAAAGGCTATAAGGGCCGGGGATTTAGTGTGTTTTTTCATAGGTTTTAGTGAATAGATATGCCAAGTCTTGAAAGATAAGCGGGACGATTGATTCCAAGCTCTTTACCTATTTTCTCCGCTTGTTTTTTGGCTTGTTCGTTGTTTTTAGCGTCAAAAGAAACATCGGCAAGTTTCTCTGCATTTACTGAATACCAGCGTGCCTTATAGGTTTTCATGGGTTTTACTTTGCAAAGGTTTTCTGGATTAGTTCAACTTGTTCAAATCTCGCCAGCAGGATTGATCCAAGATCAACACCATCAGCTTCATGCGTGATCTTGATCCCCTTCTCTTCAAGCCAAGCAATAGCAATCTTGTTTGCACTATTGAAAGTGTGATCGTAGGGGATGAACTTCTTCATGCCGAATCGCACGAGATGAAGTTTGATTCGTGATCCCCTGCAATTACTAGCAGGGACATATGATGCCGTGATAGCAATCAAGTGCTTTTGGTCTGTCGTTGTCGTGTTCATGTTTTGCTCCTTTGTGTTGGTTGCGTCACCATCATTGATGACAAGGAACAATCTACAAGAACATTTTAGAGACTGCAACAAAAATCTTCATCTTTTTTTCATAGCCTCCAACACTACACCAACAGCCCACTTGTCTCACACTTGCAAGACAACAACAACACAAAAGCATCTCATCTCTCCCACCCCTAAAACTTTCTTTGTAATGCGTTGCGAATAGTCTTGACACTTTCTCATTCCCCCCAGTATAATCACTCATTCACCAAACCCCCCTTTCCTGCTTCTTCGAGGCTTTTCGCTGAAGGCTCGTTTGACTTACAACACCCCCTTCGATTGACAAGGTAAGTTTGACTAGGTAAAAAGCCCCTCAACATGAGCAGACCACTTAACACCAGACAAAAGAAGTTTGTCGATAACTACGTAACAAAGGGCTTATCCATCGCTGAATCTGTTAGAAGAGCAGGATACTCTACAACTTCGGGAAAGTTAGAGGATCTTTCATCCTACGGTTGCAAGTTACTTCGACAAGACAGAGTGAAAGCCTACGTTGCAAGGTTAAAGGAGAAAGCTTTTAAACAAGATGCTCTTACCTTTGCAGAGAAACGTTCCTATCTTGCCCGGTGCGTCAGAACAAGCGTGGATCAGGTGGGAGCTGGTTCTGATCTAGCGCAGGAAGTGAGCGAAGAGGTGGACAGTTCCGGGAACGTTAAGCGTAAGATCAAGGTTGTTGATAAGTTGAGAGCACTTGAACTGGATAACAAGATGTCAGGTGATAACTTTGCGGATCGCTCGCCTCAAGTGAGCAATCCTTTCACACTCATCATCGCACTTGGTAAGACACCGGCGCAAGGTCAGGCACTTGATGATGCAAGACAAGCCGCTAGTGTTGGATCACTACCTTATCCGGTTCCGGTTGTCATTGATGCCGAGGTAGTCCCGGCTGATTCGATACCGGATCAAGACTAGCGCACGAGCGCAGGCGCAGGCCAAGGTCACGTTGCATGGTAGGATCTCCCAAGGAATCTCTTACCGGGTGGTGGCCCACCCCACCCACCCCGCCCACGCCAGCCGTGTGCGTATAGGGCACGAATGAAAAAATATCTACTTTTGGAACTTTCCTTTATTGAAAGGTTCTTTTATGTATAGATAATGGTTGGTATTAGACATGATTAGAAGATATGTTGACGGTGTGAACAGGATGTAATACAGATGGGGCAATGACATTGAGGTATCCACCAGATGAGTTTGCTAGGCCGAGTATTATGTTATTGAGGAGTTTGGCACATGAGTTGGGTGAGGAGGTGAGCAAGGAGCCGGGTGGGTATGGAGGGTTGAGGATGGAGAGAAAGAGGTTGGGAGATATTTTGAAGGAGAGGATAAATGATCCTAGACTTTCTAATTGGGATAGGGATATGATTAAGGGACTATGAACGAAGGAGAACTACTTATTACTTTGTTGAATGCGGCGACGATTGGTCATGTGTTGCATTTGAGGAGTAGGAGTTATTCGGAGCATAAGGCGTTGCAGAAGTTTTATAGTGAGTTGCCAGACTTGGTGGATAGTGTGATTGAGGCGTGGCAGGGAAGGAATGGAGAGTTGGTGGAGTATCCTGATCAGTTGTGTGAGTATAGCCAGCATGATGATGCGTTGGTATTTGTGATGTATATCAAGATGGTGTTGGAGGAGAACAGAGGTGTTCTTGGTGGGGCTAGTGAGATTCAGAACTTGGTGGATGGGATAGCGGAGTTAATTGATTCGACCTTGTATAAGCTGACGTTCTTGAAGTAGTGATTCACGAGTTTCGGAATCCTATGCCTGTGGTAACGCCTATGGGTGATGGGTATGCTATCTATGTGGTGAGTAGCGGGATGTTTGAGAATGATTTATGGACTGTTTGTATGTGCGAGGATGGGTCTATAAAGCACTTTCAAAGCAGTCAGGTGCGGATGTGGCAGAATGCGACATTTGGGATAGAGAAGGCCAAATAGAGAGATGGCTACCCCTCATGGATTTGAACCATGACTAGGGGAGTCAAAGTCCCCTGTGCTACCGTTACACCAAAGGGTATTAGAATATTTATTTACCCGTCATAACATCCACACGGAACTTTAGCTGGATCATTTTCGTCTAGCCATTTAAACATCTGGAGTTGTTCGTCATCAGCGGCAACAATTTCACTCCACTTTACGCCAAAGTGCAGACCTTCTACTCTGCCTTTCACATTCATGTTTCTTTCAAGCTCAATTGCCCTGTCAAAATATTCTGGATATTCCTTCCGCAATCGTAGGATCTCACCGATCTTCATTGAAGGACAGAAGAAGCAGGATGATTTACCGGGGAGAGGAAGCCCATGCCGTTTGATTGTTTCTACGCATTCTTGCCTCCTCCACATCCATTCAATAAGCGGATACCAATATTTTTCAGATAACTTTTTGTTTAAAGTTCCTTCCAATCTATCAATTGCCCTGTGTGGCTCTCCTGCATCATAGCCAATACAACGAAAAATATTGCTATGGCTATTTTTTTTCATATATTCTTTTACTCTTCTATTCATAGGCTCAATTTTGTGTTTAACTGAACAAGCCTTGTAGCCAAAAGCTAAAGAAGGAAGTGTTTTTTTTCTTATACAAGAATCCTCTAAAGATTCGTATTTACCTTTATATTTTGCATAAACATTTTCTATTTCAATACCCCACCATTCTTTTGTCTTTTCTGACATCATTTTAATGTGGTTGTAGGTATGGGGAAGTTCTCCTCCAGTATCAGCAAAGATGATTAACTCTGGTTTAATCTTTCGCTCCAAGAACCCGCATAGCATGGCAACAGAGTTTGTGCCACCACCATAAGCAACCACCAATGGAATGTTGTCTTTCATAATTTAATCATTTGCGTGGTCTGCCTCTGCCTCTAGGGACATTCTCTCTATTTGCCCATGCGACCCTGCCGTAGATTGTTTTGGTAGCAAGGTCTTCTGGTAGATCAAGGACGTAGTGTTTAATGAGTAATTGGTTGTTTGCCTCAAGCTGTCCGACGATAGCTCCATAGTCTTGACCAAGGTTAGCGAGTTCTTTGGCTTTATCTATCAAATCTTTTTGTTTCATTTCTTTTGTAAAAAAGTATTGACAGGAATAAAAAATTGCGTCAAGAGGGGGATTGTTATGAATAACCTATTCA